GCATTGGCTGCTCCCTGTAGCTGCCTCGCTCGATGCTTCTTCGCTTGCCCAGGATAGACGCCAACGCCTGCGCACAACTGTCGCAGATATCTTGTGTGTCTGGCTCTTCATCTTCTTCTCTCCATATTTTGAATTGTCTCCAGCCAACTAGGGACTGGGTATTGTAGGTTACTCGTGAACAGTTGTCACATTGATACTTAGTCTCGGTACTTCTCAAGGTTGATTCCTTTGGAAGGCCAATGACCCATCCGCTTGAAGTACCGCCTTTCTTCTGGCTTAGCTGACTCGCATTTTGTTTTGTGCCGGTGGTTGCCGTCCCGCCTGGCCCTGATTGTGCTTGTGCGTTCTAGAATAATCCCGCACGTGGGGCATTCATACATCTTCTCTCCCTATTGTTTCTTGTACTCCCACCACTCGCCCACTATCTCGAGGAAGTCCTCCAAGTTGAGCGTGACAAGAGCGTCTTCCCTGTTTGCCTTTGTAATCGCGAGTGAAACCCGATGCTCTGGACAGGCATCGCTTGCTTGCTGATACGCAGCCCTGATATTAGGGCGCTTCATGCGCTTAGCCTCAATCCAGAACACCGGGCACTCGACATCTGGAACTTCAACACCAGACCGATACTGAAGACCACGCTTCACGTCGTCATCATTGAATACCTCTCTGAACCGATGGACCAACTCCCTCTCGAAGTCATGGCCCTTCTTCCTGTTGTAAGCTCCGCTAACCATTAGTGGATCACCTCAATCTTAGGTTGCTCATCCGCCGCCAAGCAGGTCAGCACCCCCTCGACAGCGCCCGATGTCCAAGCCAACTCACCCATAATACTATGAGCCTCGTTCACTTGGTCCGCCGGGATGTTGTGCTCTTTACTAAGGGTCTCTTTCATCTGAACAATCTTGTTAGCCAGCGCCATAAGCAAGCGGTCCAATCTACCCTGAGGTGTGTCCATGTCTCTGTCCTTATTAGAAGGGGATGTCATCGTCGTCAAACTCCTGCACCGGGGTGCTGCCCTTGGTCTCTGCGACCAGGTTATCAATGTAAATATTCTCAAAGTCATTCTTAGTCTTCTTAGTTATCTTTACCTTGCGGTCCAAGAAAGACTCAAGCTTCAGGTCACTGAGCTTATCAGGCAAGTCGATGCCGCACGCGGCCACGTCCTGCTTGAGGAACTTCATGTTCTGTGCGTTGGCAAGCATGTTGCGCTTGAATATCCACCGCCCCTCATGAGCCCCACTGGTCACGATCAACACCCAGTTGAGGTAAGGGTTGCCGCTCTTAGACTCACGGAACTCTACCTTATCAACGACGCACACGTAAGGTCCGTCAGGCACAGGTGTGTATTCCTGTGTTGACCCCGAGCTACCGACGTCAGCGTCAGCCCAGTTACCATCCAATGCACTCCAGTCAAATGCTTCACTCATTTCTTTTCTCCATTCTTGCTAGCCTTCCCACTGAATGTAGAGGAAAGGGAATCATAACTTAGTGGCAACGTTTCAGGAAGCTTTCCCGAGCGGTCGCCGGCAATCCACCGCTGCGATGGCTTAGTACGAAGGACGCGAGAGCCATCGCTATCCACATCTGCGAACAACAACAGGTCACTCATACCCTCAACGATATTGCGTGCTGACGGCGGGAGGGTGGGTGCCCATCGCATGTGCTTACCCGTGCGGGTATCCACCTCCATCTCCTTAGCATGGCTGATGAGTACCAGCCCAAGCTTGCCACCCTTCGACGTGCGAAGAGTACCAATGCGAGCCAACACCCGCCGGAACTCATTGTTCACCAGCGAGAAGCCCTTGCCATAGCTCAGGTCAGAGGGGTGCTGAACCTCTGCCTTATCACACACTGCTGACTGACACTGCAGGTAGAGGATGTCCACCGTGTCCACTACCAGTGTCTCCACCTGTAGCGGGTCGCTTGCCAGTGCAGCACCCAGTGAGAGGAAGTCCTTCCACTCATTGATTGGAATCTGATACACGTTGAGGTGGTTCAGACCAGGCTCGGTCGCCGCAAACAATGCCCCTGGAAACTGGCTTGCAAAGGTAGACTTGCCTATCTTAGGTGCCCCGTAGATGGTGACAACCTGGTCACCTAAGCCCAGGGTCACGCTTGTTTTCTTAGTTGGTATCACTATCACTTGTCTCTCCTTTTAGTTCTGAATGTATCTTCTCCCTCGACTGGTAGTGGGTGTCCAAGACCAGCTTGCTACCACCACTGCCGCAAAGGGGTGCGAACTCACACGGGTTGTTGTATCGATGGCAAGAGTTCAATGACCTGGGCCACACGCCCTCCTTCATGTGCCACTGCAATCTCCTAACCTCTGCATCGATGTCATCCCATATGTCCTTGAGTTGAATATCTGAATAGATAATCTCCTCCCTATGTAGAGCCTCGGGATGCTTGACGTACCACTCACGTAAGCGAGTGAGGTAGTCAGCATCAGGCTCATCGTACTCACGCTGCTTAGCGTTGAGCCGCTGCTGCCCTGTCCCCTTGTCAGTCACGTACTTGCGCTTCTCTACGGGCGTAGCCTTGTAACGTCTACTGCCAGACTTCTCGACCAAGTCATAGATGACTGTGTTCACCTCCATCACAGCGCAATAGATAAGGGTCTGCCGTGCCTGCCATAGGCGCTCGAGGTAGGCACCATCGATGCGGCCAACGGTCTTGGTCTCATAGATGACACCGCCCTTGATAGCATCGACGACACCACACAGTGACCAAGCACCACGCCATGGCTTCTTGAACTCCTCCTCTATAGAATCAAAGGTACCTCGCTCATTCTTATAGCGAGTGTGGTATGCCTCGACCATGGCCTGAAGCCTGCACGTATCATCCTTGCTTAGGTCTGGGTCCATGCCGGCAGTCATCATGTCACCCAGGCTGCCGCCCCGCCTGAACTCCTCGACCGCCGCATGAAACGCAGAGCCAAGGGTAAAGTATGAAGGCCGGGTGATTGATTCTATCCCGTCAACATACCTGAGCTTGTAGTTCCTAGCACAGGTCTGAAGCAGACCCATTGAACTACCTGTTATCACTAGCTTACTCATCCTTTTCCTCCTTTCAAAATCCCATCAGCGTGGAACATGACGGACCTCACCGCCATCTTCACACGATGCCTCGGTGTTCCCCTTGATGCGCCTATTGTAAGTGTTTCGATAGCCAGGCTGGCTATCACAATGTCATGGGCGTGTTGCTCTATCTGCTCCAGAGCCGTTCTTTCTTTTGTCTTCGTGTCTTCCATTAAATAAATCCTCTACTGTCATGTCAAAGTGTCTCGCCAGCCAGATGGCTAGCCCTAGTTTAGGTTGTCGCTCCCCCCTTTCATACTGCACCAGTGCAGGGTAGGACACAGAGTGTCCAGCATCCTGCGCCATTGCACACAACTGCTCACGACTAAGCTGACTAGCTCGTCGCAGCCTCGCTAACTTGTGACTGGCCTGCGCCATGTAGCTTACTCCACTGCTGTACTTCGTTGATGAATCCAGGGTCCTGGCTCAGCTTCCAATACAGGAACTGGACCGCCGGGTCTGGACGGTATCGCCCTTGCTCCCAGCCTGCGACCGACTCACGTGAGTACCCCAGCCAGCCAGCCAATTCAGTTTGGCTAACCCTCCGGTCACATAGATTTTCTAACTCACGCCTAACACGGCGTGCTAACTTATCGTTCCACATATACACCTTCTATTCTTTATCTCAGTTATTGTCAACAACATAGTAATTACACCGATGATTTGAAGCAGGCGAACATCATCAGAATAAATATAATCCAATCAAGTACGCCTGCCTCATCCATCTATTGCCTCAAAGCAGTGCTCAAAATATTCATCATGATCAACGTCGTAGTCGTCAAACAACCCACCGTTGTTCATATAAAGCCGGACGTTATCGTCGTCCGAAACCTCCGATTCAAACTCGCCAAAGCGCTGGCTCAGTGAGTGCCGGTCTTCGGGTTCTTCTTGGTTGACCCTGTCCGTGAACCAGTCGAGCGCATCTTGTCGGTCAAAGGTTGCGTATATTGTCACGGAAGCTGTGATAGTTTCCCGTTTGCTGGCCGTTGTTGTAATTGTTTGACTCATCTCAACTCCTCCCATTGGTGGTTGTCCCTCGCTGTATAGTCAAGCTCCGCTGCCCGCTTCGCTGCCTTGGCTGACGACCAGTGCTTCCAGTTGCCAGCCCACCCATAGGTGCCCCACCTTTTCATGCTCCAAGCCTTTAGCTTTCTGCAATAGAAGACAAGGTAATCAGGCGCTGTCTCGGGGCCGGCTACCCTAAGGAACCATGCCCACTTACCCTTGCCGCTGTCTCTGTATCTAAATCTATTCCACATCTTTCTTTTCCTCCTCAATCACTCGCCTATCTAACTCAGTTACTGTCATGTCATCATCCTGGTGGAAGGCCGCTAAGCTGAACGTGCTACCGTCCGCCCTTAGGAACTCCCAGATAGTAACGGTGTGGCCGTCGTATACATGCACCACCCTGGTTGCACTCGCCACGTTATGGATATTCATCCCACCTATTATCCCTGTAAACATTATCACTCTCCTTTTAGTGTGCTGTTACGCACACGCTTTTACGTTTGCCGCCATCCCGCTTACCATTACAGAGCAGACAGTCAGCGCACTGTACTTTGTGTGTTTCGAACGGACACACGACCTCACTATCCATAGGCTGGCCGCCTTCAGGCATAGCCCTGAATGTCCGCCACCCCATAGCCTGTGCCTCTCGAGCTTCAGCCTCATTGTGCACGCTTGCCATTGCCCAATGCCGCAACCATTGCACGCTGTCTAGCTTCCACCTGTGTTCATACAACGTCCACTTCCTGGCCGCCTTCAGCAGTCGCTCCGCTGCATCCCTTGGTATGCTACTCATGTTGCCATAGCTCCCAAATCGCACGGGCTTACCATTCAAGACAGAGCAGGCTGCTACCATGCTCTCAATGGCTGCCTTGCCAGCCTTCCACGTGCTAGCCATCCAGTGTGTAGCCACGTAACATGGTGGCTCATCACTCTTAGTTTGTTTCCGTATCCAAGCTCTGAATTTACAGTCGCCGCATACCGATCCATCCTTACCTTCACGCACTGCGGTACTGGGTTTGATATCCGTCCGCATGAATGCAACTTGCACCATATCACCCGTCTTATCATTCTTACTTGCGCTACACTCACAAGACACCACCGCCATGATGTCCTGGCCGTCAATGGTTGACGGTCCTTGCCATGCTTTAATTGTCATCGTTTGTCTCCTCTTTAGTATTGCGTCATCTCTTCCAGGTCGGACCAAAATTGGTAGGCTGACTTCCTAACCTCACCACTCTCATCACTCACGTCGATGATGATACCTTCGCTGGTGACTCGAATGACTAGGCTTAACTCTTCATTCTCACCAGTGGGAACAGTAAACTGATTCTCACCGTCAACCACAGTGTGCCTAATCGTCATCACTTTCCTCCTCTTCACAGTCCATACAGACTGACTCCTCAAATTTATTCACCTTCGCACTGTCGCTGCAGTCCTTACCGCACCACGCACAGTGCACGTACCCGTGTGGAAATCCGTATGCCATTAGAGTTCCTCCCCTGCTTCATCCTTTGCAATGCACGGCTCGCATACCCACCCATCGGCGTCACTCCAAGCGCCGTCTGAATCCTTGCCGCACCAGTGGCATGGTAGCGCCGCTGGTTCTGTGTGTTCACTGATGCAAAGTTGCATGTGCGTGTCAGCCATACCGTCATCCCCTTCTTGGTTGTAGTGAGTCGTGAAACTCAGTGTTAATAAACTGTTGCCGTATGCCGTCATCCCATTGGACGTAGGTAAAATCCTTGTCGCCACCTGTAACAGTGCAATGTTTCTCAGTGTTAAGATGTGGATATGCAACGACAAGCCACGCCCTGAGTGTGAACTGTCTACCGACTAGGTCGGATGCAAAGCCACTCATACCCACCTCCCGTCTAATTTGATTCTTACTGCGCCGGCATTGGGCGTTCCGAAATCGTCTAACGGTTCGAACCCTTCGTACTCCCCGTATATATAGCCCGTGTAATAGAGTTCAAGGTCGTCGTCGTACAGTTTGAACTGTGCACGATTGGCCGTGATAGACTCATCTAAACCATACGGCCCTTCCATACCCTTGGCATTGCAGTTAGTACCCTCGGGTATGTCGTCGTCCGCTATATGGTCTGTTGTTATTTCCCAGCGATAGATTGGATACATTATACATCCCTCCCGAGCGCCGCGCGTAGGCTAGGCAGTGCACCGTAGCAACAAAGGAGCGCTACGCTAGCGCATCCAATCACCCAAGCTATGCAAGCCAGGTATTCAGCGTAGCCCGTCGAGCCTAGTCCACCTGCCGGCGCTGCTGGTAGTTCAAGTACCATAAAGGTACAGAGTATAAGCATCGCCGCCGCACCCACTATCATTAGGGAGGTGCCTAGTATTTCGATTAGTATATATTTCTTTTCCACTTGTCTTACCTCTTGTCTTGGGAGGCCCGTCAAGGCCTCCCGTTTGTTGCCTACTTCACACTCTTAATCTTGCCGTCTTTCATGTGTACCTCTGCGTACCATCTGCGCCTAGTGTGTGCACATGGGCCGACGACTAGAACCTTGCCGTCTTCAACCTTCTCAGGTCCAAACATGCTAGTCTCAGTTGCTTTCAAGCGCTGGCCTACGGCGGCCTTCAATTCTTTCTTTGTTTTGTAGATGTAGTTTGCGTTCAACATTTAGTTTGTCTCCTTGTTTCTGGTTGCTACCCTATCAAAAGGATAAACAGCCTGTCAACAATATAATTATTTAGTGCGTAACTGCTATCAAAATCATTAGCAATGATGCGAGTAGGTAGCCTAGCATTTTAGCAATGCCTCCAAAATTATACCGCCTACGGATAGCACTGCTATCGTAATGAAGAAGGTCCATACGAACAGAACTTCGAACGGTGTATCATTCATCCAGATTCTAAACTTACTCATTGATTCTCATCTCCATTTTACCAGGGATTCTACGTGTACGATTTGTACCTGTATTGAATGCCCTTGACTCGGTGGCCGACCGTTCACGGCTTACCTTTTGTTTTTGTGTCTTGCGCCTACCCTTACAAGAAGGGAAAGCAATGCTCACTTGTCTTTTTGAATATGCCATTTTGTTACCTCTTTTCTTTGTTGGTTTATTTCTCATTCAATAAATTCCCTCAGCTTAGACCCCATACGAGGTCAAAAGATTCCTGACACCGTCTAATTACTTTTCGGAATTGCAACGGGCAATCTTGCTATTCCCATGACACCGGCTCATTTATTTACAGCGGTATTGCTACAAGCTCCGAAGATACATCGTGTATCTATTTCGCGGTTTCGCTCTGTTACTTTGTAGGCTGATTAGGCTTTCCGTTTCGCAGTCTATTAACGCCGTCGAGTCTCACACTGTAAAATGCTAACTATCATGGGTTGCCCGTCTTCACTGCCTTGGTCTATCGGCCTTGACTCTACCAGTTGCCACAGTGCGAGCGTGTTGCTATTGCTGTCTCCTGGGTATCGGCTCAACCGTCAAGCTTGGTTGCGCCTCCCATGCGGGCTATGTTGTACCAGGTAAGCAGTTATCAACTACTCAACTTGATGAGCTATTAAATGCACGTGAGGAAATACCTGTCAACAACTTATCTCATCTTTTTTTTATGACACGGGCTAAGTACTGGTAATCATTGCCAATACACAGCAAACACAGCAAACACAGTACTTTCTTAACTTGTTAAACGGGGGGGTCAATAGGGGTCTATTCTTGCGTATATGTACAAGCGGAATGGTGATTTAACCTTGTATGGTTTGCAGTGTTGCTTTTTGGGTGTGTTTTTGTGGTGTGTTTAGAATCGGCCAGACGTGTAGCAATTGAGTAGTCACTTTGCATTGAACTATTGATTTGAGTAGTTATTACAGAAACGGACAAAACGGACAAATCTGAGAAACGGTCAGAAAGGCCCTTTACAAGCCACTTCACACT